TATTTACATGTTTCTTTATTTGTCCTCCATGTTTAGCCATTATAGTAGTATCAGGTGCATGTAAAACCATTTTTTTAGGAGGTTGTACATCTTGATTATAATCATGTGTACCTGAAGATGGAGTTTTATAATTCATACCTGTAGGTATTACATCACCTATTTTATATTTACTAGTATTTAAACTACCTGTATTTCTAAAGTGTTGAGTAGCAGTTGGAGTAGAAGTACCAGCAGCCCAAAGAGGTGTATCTTGATTAGTCCATACAGTAGAACCTGCATTGTACATTACAGGACCACCTTGAGCAAATTTATTTTGCTCATCCCATAACTTATTATACTCTTCTTTTCCAATTACCTTATCTCTATTATAAAATACATTTCTAGGATTTCCTAATTGATCAACTATAGGTTCTTTACTTCTTTTACCTGAACCAACATTAAACTTAGGATTAGGAACCATTCTTAATGTAAGTTGTGAAGAACCTTGAGGAGCTACATCACGAACAGGTTGCATATCATATTCTTCTGTAGGAAGAGCTAAATCTGTAAGATTTAATTCTTTTCTTTTTATAGGGTCTATAATTTCAACACTATGTTGTTTTGGATGTAAAGGTTTTATACTTTTCTTTTGAGTAACAGGAGGAGCATTTTTATCAAAGATTACTTTTTGTTTAGGAGCATCATATAAATCAATATACCCAGTGTGATAAATATCTTTTCTTTCATAAGGAAAATAATGATCATGTTGATAAACTGGTTGAAGTGCTCTAAGTTGAGTATATTGACTCAATTCATCAGGTGTCATAGGTCTATAATAAGAAGGATTATTATATAAATTAAAATAATCCTCTTGTCCTGTCCAACGCATATTATTAGTTTCTTGAAAAGCTGCTTCAGTAGGATAAATTCCTCTAATTACATCTCCTCCACTATCTACATGAAATCTATTTAAAGGAGCAATGCTAATTGATGGTCCAATAATATGTCCAAATGCTGAAGGCAATTGAGCATTAAACTTATCTACATTTTGTTTAAGTTGATTTTGAGCATAGTTTAAATTTGCTAATCCAAGATTATGAGTATAAACACTATCATTATAAGCTTGTAATCTTTGCTTATATAAGTTAGGGTCAGATGTTATAAAAGGTTGCACTCCTCCTCCTGGTCCATACATAATAGAACCACCATCAGCTTTTTTCATTAAATTATTATACTCAGATTCAGATATTACATTATCTTGATTGTAATACTTGTATCTAGGATTACCTGCTTGATCTACAACTGCCTCTTTAGTTCTATTAGGCATAAAGTCTATATTAAAGTCAAATGCAGGATTAAACATTCTTCTTACAGCTTCTTGAGGAATAGGAGCCATAGGTTTTAACTCTTCTTCATATGTAGGAAAAGCTACATTCTCTGCTTTTGTTACACCTGATGTAATAGGTTTTATATCTTCTTCTTTTCTATAAATTATTGGTTGTACTGGTTTTTTATAATAAGCACTATGTTGGGTTTGATCACCAATCTGATTTATATCAAAATAAATAGGTTTTATTTTTTCTGGATAAACTTCTCCTTGACTTCTCCTATCCCACATATCATTTCTTTCAAAGAAATCCTTAGCATACATGTTATCATTTTTTATATTAAAAGGAATCCTTTTTAAAAATTTAGGTGTAAAATCTAATTTTTCTGATCTTAATTGATTAAAATTCTCTTTATACAAACTCAAACTATCATTATAAGCTTTTAATCTAGGGTCATTTTTACTTGTTACATAGATAGGCTTTACTCCTCCTCCACTTGCATACATAGGTGCTTTAAGAGTACCCATCTGATAATTAGTTAAAGTTCTATCTTCTCCTGCAGGATAATAAGAAGGAGTAGTAGGTGTAGGAATAGAACTATCTGTTACCCATGAACCATCATCATGCTTTTTAATTTTATCATTATATTCATCTCTAAGATAATCTGCAGCATGATAAGCTTTCCACCAATCTATTGCCCATTTAGACGCATTAGCAGCTTCTTTCATACCCATTTCTACTTGTTTAGCTTTACCAAAAATAGGTATAGCACTAAACATATCTAGACCTTCTGATAAAGTAGGTAAAGTTCTACCAGATTTTTGCCATGAGTCATAACCTTTTGCAGCATCATCCCAAGAAAGAATTCCTGTAGGATCTAAAAGTTCAAACTTATTTTCATCTGCTCCTTCTTTATAATTTAATAAAGATTGCTTTAAAGTTTTTTGAGGAGGTTTATTACCTTTTACTGTAGAACCATTTGCATACATATTTACCCAGCCACCATCAGCATGTTTCTTAATCTTTCTTTCCTGTCTAAGCATTTCAGCAGTAGGCTTACGTCCTGAACCACGATTAGCTCTTATATTATCCCATAGACCTCTACGAGAATAAGAACCATCTGCTCTTTTAATTAAACCTCCATGTTTATAACCTAATGTATCTTCTAATCCATAAATGCCCATTATAGGTTTATTACTAATAGGTTCAGTATCTTCATAATATTTAGCATCACCTTCTATAGTATCAGGAGTATTATATCTTAAAGCATCTGCTCCAGGAATATGTGTATATTCATTATAAGGTCTATTGTCAGTTCTAACACCTCTCCATATAACATCATTTGGAATAAATTGTAAACTAGGACTTGAAGGTACAACTACATCATCAGGCATTAATGACTTTCCTTTTTCATCTACATAAGCATTTCTACCTTCTTTCATATAATTAAGAGATACTTGATTTTCTAAAGCAGCTCTATTATAATAATCAGGTATTAATGAAGTATTTGGGTTAGTTGGAGTTTGAGGTTTTCTTAAAGGACCAGGGTATAAGTCTGGAGCTTGTAAATCTCCATACATATTTTGAGCCCAATGATACCCTTCATGCTTTAATATATCTTCTGGATTCCAAGGATTATTATTAGGATTAAAATAAATATTATTAGAAAGAGGATCATAATTACTTCTATCTTTACTAAAATAAACAGTAGGTTTATTCCTAGGGTCATCTAGTGGGTTATAAGTAGGACTATTACTTTCTTTTGAAATTTTTCCACCACGTTTAAATATAGGAGGAATAGGAGTATCATTAGGATTAGGAGTAGTATTAGAAGTATTATCTTCAAAATCATTTAACCATCCTTTTACTGCTTCTTTAGTACTTTGCCACATAGTAGGTTCTACCTTTTTAGGAAGATTTTCTTTTTTAACATAATGAAAACCATCCCATCCTAAAGCATCAATCTTAGGTTGAAGTACAGATTCTTCAGAAGGTTGTGTGTCTAAATATGTAGCATTATCTTGTGTAGGACCTATTTGTGCAGGATAGTTAACCCATTTTGGAGTTAACCCTTTATCAGTATATTCAAGTACAGGAAAATTAGGTACAAATCCTAATTGAGGTTCAGTTTTTGCTGTTAAGTCTAATAGTTCATTATAATGTGCTCTAGACCTTCTACCTACTTGATCATAATAATCAGAATCTTTTAATTGTTTAGCTGCTTCATTAAAATTATTATTTTCAAAAGCAGCTTTCATTTGTTTAAATTTTGCTAATTTAGAAAGACCCATATTATAAGTCATATCAGCTAAAACATATCTAGCCTTTTCAGGAAGAGTATCAAAGTTTGGTACAAAGTTTCTAGCTTGATCATAAGAACGAGCAAATAATAAATTTAATAAATCAGTAGATTCTTTTTTATTTAAAGCTGCTTTACCACTACGTAAATCATTTACATTGTAACCTTGGTTTTTTAAAAAAGCAGTAGTACCTGCATCATCTAAATTAAAACCATGTCCTATTGTAAGATAACCACGATTATCTCTATAAACTTTAGGTTTAAAACTTTCATAACTACCAGTTTCAATAGCAAAGTTTTTTATTTTTTCATCTGAGTCTACTCTAGGTTTAGGAGCAGGTTTATTTTGTGTAGCCATATTATCTTGAATTTAAAGCAAAAGTAGCCTTAGCTGAATGAACTACTAACTTATTATTAGGATTATTATTATATTGTAATTCTACCATAAACCATTTGTCTTTTAACCTTCTAGTTAAACGTGGTCTTACAGAAGAAAGATTTAAATTATCAAATATATTTTGATTTACATCTAGCACTCTATCTGATGGTACACGTAAGTTCCAAATAGTCTTATGTCTTCTAGCATAATTATCTCTACTACTTAAATCTAATTTATTAGGAATTAAAGTAATCCAATCAGTATTTTGATAATTATCAGATATACGCATAGACTCAAAGAAATCTTGATAATCTATTTGAGCTAAAGGGTCATAGTAATGTGAATCACTAGGAGCTTGTTGAGTATTAGGACTAAAAGCTTCTGTTACAAATTCTAAGTTTTGTAAAACCTTTTCTGTTGTAGAAGAAGTATTTAAAATAAAACTTAATGTAGAATAATCAGGTAGACGTGATTGGTAAAAATTACCATACCTTCCATAGTTATGAATAAATAAAGTTTCATTGTATGGAGTGTTTGGATTAGGAGAAAAGATATTTAATTTATCATTTAGATATACTTTAGGATAATGAGTGTATTCACCTATATACCCATCTAGTAAATCATTATAAACTAATGTAAGATAAAACTCAGTTTCTTTATTTAAGAAAGTCATATAAAATTCATTGTGCCTAAAATCATAAGTACAATGAATTCCTTCATAGATATATGGATTATCTTTAGTTTGAATAGTACCTGATAATCTATTATACAAGAAAGCATTTAATCCTTTAATATCAGATAAAGGTTCTAGGCCTCCGCCTGAAGTTGTAGGAGTTGTATATCTATACATCTTTCTAGCAAGAGTATCAAACCATATCATACTATTGTCAGATACAGACATACCAAACTGATGTTTAGTTCCTGTCTTAGTAGAAATATAATCATACCTTTCTAAGATACCTGAACTACCTAATACTAAGTTAGCTGCAGTTTCATCAGCAGGTTGAATTAACTTTTGTTCATTAACTTGTAATTGACCAAATGCTCTATCTTGGAAATAGTATAACTTATCTTTAAATACTATTAAGTTATTTAAAGGACCATAAGCTGATTCTACATCTAAGTATGCACCAGGTTTAAAGTTACTCCAAGACTCTACTAACTCACCATCTTGTTTAGGTTCAGACTTCCATACTCTACAATCAAACCTAAGAGATATATCTCCTAACGCAGGTTTAGCAAAGTATGTATATGCAGATTTATCTGTATGATTATAAACATTATCTACATTAAAGTATTCAGCTGCTCCTATTCTATATGGAGCAGTACCCCAGTCATTTAAATTACCAGGACTTTCTGTAATCCTACTTCTGTTAGGAACACCTGTATAAGTTAAAGTTGTAGTATCTTTATAATTTCTTCTATAATCTATTGCTACATAAGTTTCACAAGGAAAGTATACCCAATGTGTTAATAGTTTAGCTGAATCAGAATTAGATAAAAAAGCACTTCCTTCTGCTCTATCATAAAATTGAATAGTATGATCCATAACTGCTACTGCAGTATCTCCTCCAAATACTCTTGTAGATACAACTCCATGAGAAGATATATCAATTAAATTATTACAAGGAATATATTCACTAGTAGACCTAGCAAAATAACCATGGCCTCCAAAAGGACCTCCTTGAATAACTCTTGTATAATTAGCTAAATAATGAGATGTAGGAAAACTAACACTAAGTGAATATTGTTCACCTAAAAATTGATTTCCTCCAAATGCAGTTTTATTCCAATTACTTGCAGGTCCTTCAGTTAATTCTATAAATACAGAATTACTTCCATAAGAATATCCTACAGCACTAGTTCCTAATCCTCCACCATGTGAACTAGATAAATCTTTAGGGGCACAATTATGAACAGTTCTTATTGTACCTCCTGAATAATCAGCAGTTATTCCTGTATCATAACTTCTAGTATCTCCTCCTGCATTTACAGAAGTAGCTTTTTGAATAGGATAAGGATTAAAAGTATTTACATTTTTTATAGATGCAGGAAAAGTAGTACTTTCATTTAAACTATATACTTTATGTCTAGCTCCATAGCCTTCTATATTATGACTTCCTTTACTATCAAGAAGGTATGTACCATCTACTGCAACAACTTGTGAAGGAGAATATTGATCTGATAAATAAGTATTACTAATACTTTTATAAAGTCCTAATACATCTATTGCATCTGTTCCACTATATCCTGAAAATTTATCAAATAAAAAATCAGGGCTATGAAATGACCAACAATCAAACCAAACTTCATTGTTTATACTATCATAATAATCATATGCATTATAAGGAGAAGGATTACATAAAAATACTTGTTGCGGAAAAGGACTTACATCTTTTGTTTTAACACTAGTTATAAATAATCCTTGTCCTAATATATGTTTATCTTCTTCTTTTTTAGGAACACGTACAATAGAAGCTTTTTTATATTGAGGTGGTAAATTACTAAAGTCAATAGTAAATCTAATTCCTAAAGGTTTACCATATAAAAAATCATTAGTAGTATCAAGTTTAACTACATTAGTATGTAAATTAGAAGAATCAATTGTACTACGTCCATTACCACTTCCTGCATATACTGCACCATCTGTAGTGTCAGGCATAAACATATGAGGCATTCTAATATCTCCAATCCAATTTACATAAGTAGGATTATCTAGTTCATCAAAAAAAACAATACCAAATCTTTCCATTTCATCTCTTCTATAACCTACGAATATATCATATTTATAAGGAGAGTTATTGTTAGATAAAGAATTACCTTTACTTGCATAATATCTATCTTCAGACCAAAATGTAGTTCCTGTATTAGTAGCAGGAGTTAAATGAGGAGCAAAAGTATTATTAGCATTATCTTTTTTATTATCTAATAATAAAGTCTCTGTAACAAATTCATAAGATACATTAGGACCTGCTCCTCCTAATACATTACTATTAGGTTGATATAAATATTTAGTATCAACAGTAGGAGATTGAGAATTATAATCTTGAATACAATCATGTTCTTCAGGAATTAAATAAGGAGTTACAGAAACTCCATTCTCTTGAGTAATTTGATAATTTAAAGATTGATCTAATGTATAAGTTTTATTTGTATTTGAAACATCTGTAATTATAGTAGTAGAACTATTTCTAGGAAACCTATATGCTCTAGCATCCCAATTTACTATTTGAGTTCCTAATGCTACATTACCTAAAAACAAAGTTTGTTTCTTAGCAGCCAATGTTTTAGCTCTATTAATTGCAGAAGTAAATGCAGTAAACTCATCTAATGTAATAGGTACTTTATCTTCATTACCTGATATGTAAGTATCTATTATTCCATTAGAAGGAATAATTACTTCCTTTACTACATTAATTTCTGGAGTACTTGTATTATCTCTATAATACAAAGTAGCAAATTCTATTGTATCAAAATTTGTATCTACATTTTGAACTTCTACTCTAATTGATTTACCTGCTACTGTAGGTTTAGGGTCATTAGTATTTGTATTATCTAATAAAGGTTTTGTAGGATAATATGTATTAGTTACAGTAATACTTTCTGGTGCATCTATAATAGGAATTAACTGAGAAGTTCTGCTAAACCTTGTTTCTGAACCATTTGTATTTTTTAATCTGTAGGCTACTTGATATACTCCCATGTATAAACCACCACCAACTATAACTTCTGTTACTTGAGGTAAGTCCATAGATAAAGAAGGAAGTAATCTTAATTGTTCTAATGTTAAATTAGCTACATTAGGATCAGCTACATTTATTTGTCTAGGTACATTATAATTATCTGTCCAATAAATCTTTTGAATAAATTCATTTTCATATCTACCTTCTATCATTCCTGGATTAGCAATAGGACGATATACAGTAAAGTTTAATGCAGAATTAGCATAGATTAAAGCAAGAGTATAATTTGCACTATCAGTATAATCTCCTGCTTTATCATAATGTAATTTCCATATCTGCCCATCTGTAACAGGAAGATTAGGACCTCCCCATGTTGTAGGGTCATCAGGGTTTACTTTACCTGTAGTAGTAAGTAAATATAAATTATCATCATATGAATCTCTTAAACTAACCCAACCTATAATTGATGGATTAGCAGCACCTGCTGATAAATCATTTACTACAACTAAATTAGGATTAATAACTGGACCTGCTACTTTTAAATAATCTAAATTAAAATCTATATTATATGTAAAAGGAGTAACACCTGTAGACACAGCTTCAACAAATACAATATAAACAGGAATTTGTGTAGCTCCATTATTATATGGTGTATCAGATAAAGTTACAGGAATAGTTATATTATTTCCATTTAATGCTAAATGATTTATATTAGTAGAAGTTAAAGCTTGCTCATAAACCTTAGCACATTTATATGTACCATCAAATTGACTACTATTAAGTATAGTAGGATATTCATAAGTAAGACTTGAATCAGTCCAAGCATTACCCATGTGCATGTAAACTTTTAACTTAAAGCTTACATCAGTAGTATTTAAAGCTCCTACATAATAACTTAAATCAAAATTATAAGGACCTGTAGGATAATCTTGTAAATTATAAGCATTTGCTCCTAAAGGATAATATGCTGTTAAAGCAAAAGAAGGATTTTTAAATGAAGCTGTAGTATCAGAATCTTGGTATCTAATTCTTGTTACATTAGAAGCGTGGGATAAAGGAACACCTGCTGCATTAATTATATTAGTACCTAAGTTAATAGTATAATTAGGTGTAGATGTATTACCTCCAAACCATTGATTATCTAACTGCCATTGGTCAGGACCTGCAACTCCTATATAACTACTATTACCAATAGGTAATAAATTTAAATTTGTATTATAGTCAGGTAAAGTAAGGTCTTCAGTAGAATATAAATTTACACAATTTTGATCTGCTGGACTATAACCTAAGTTAGTAAAAGTAGAAGCAACAGTACCTGAATAAAAATTACCTGTACTTATTGTTTCACAATTAACTAAATTTAATACAATTGTACCTGTATATGTTGTACTAGAGTTTGTACTAAATACTCCTTGTGTATTATATGTAGGTGCAGCTGTAATAGAACTAGAAACAAAAGTAGAATTTGTATTTATAAATGTTATAACATCATTTAAAAAAGTATTTATAGATGAATAAGTAAATACAAAATTTATAGGCCCTGCACTATTAATAAAAAATTCTAAAGTGTATTGTTGACTTACAGTAAGACGATTACCTACTTTATTTAAGTCAAATACTAATGCTTTAGTACATGGTACATTAGGAATACTTATTACTGATGTATTACCTTTTATATTAGACCTAACAGCTAGTGTACCTCCATCATCTGTAGTTACTCTAAAGTTTTTAGATTCATAAACTACATTCTCAGGGACTTTACTAAAAGCAATGTCTTTATTTACTAACCCACCTAAGTCTTTTACTCCAGATGGTCCTTGGTTATCTTGAGCCATAATTTTAATATCTACCTCTAAATCCTCTTAAATTAATATTACTAAATCCACTTGCAAAGTCTTCTGTACGTACAACCATTTTAGTAAGTTGTCTACGTAGACTTTCTGCTTGATTAACATCAGGCATTTTAAGGTGTGAACTTGCAGATGCAACATTCCATTTCCATTCTTCTTCTGACTTCATATAAACTTTATCAGATAACATTTCTTGTCTCCAAAGAATATAATCCATCTTCATTTGAAGATAAGATGCACATGCTCTTTTATATTTTACATCATCAGGTATTAATGGAAATCCTTCTTCATCTAATGGAAAAGCATAATAAGCCATACATACTTTACCTTCTTTAATGTTAAAAGTAATGTAATTATTATTAATAGTAAAGTTAGGAGGATTAGCAGTTAATCTTGTATTTAATGGTAAAGCTTGAGGAGAAAATATGTTACCAAAGTTATCATAGAAATTTTCCATAGGACTAGCCGTAGAGTCTATAGCACAACATGAACCATCTAATAAATGATGAAATGTATTTTGAGAAGGTACAGCTATTACTCCATCTACTGATATGGCAATTAACTTATGAAAGTCTGCAGGAAGTTCAATTCTATAATCAGTTAGTTGATAAGAAGCATCTCCATTAATTCCAATAATCTTTGGAATATATTGTAAAGGAAATCCAATAAGTTCCATACATTCATATATCCAATAAGCACCATCTGCTAAGTTGAATAAATCATTGTATGCAGTATTTCTAAAAAAATTATTTATAACTTCCTTAGAAGATGTGTAATTAGCTATTAACATTATAAGAAATAATCTATGTTAGTTGTTTGAATAAGTTTAGCAAGTTCTCTTTTCCTCTCACGAAGAGCTTCAAACTTGTAATATGATTTACCACTAGGACCTTTTTTACATAACCAATAAAATCTATATCTGCAATTATCTCTATCTTCATTTAGATGCTTTATGATTTTACCAGTTTTTTGAAAATGACCCCAGTCAGTTTTTAAATTTTTACATTCATTTAAAAGACCTATATCCATTTGTTTCTTTTGAATTCTAATTTCACCTAAATTGTAAGGTACAGCAAAGGTTTTAGAATCATGTAAAACTTGATGCATTATTTCTTGTAAACATTTAGTAGTAACATTTTTATACTGTTCCCAACTTAAAGATAAATCTTTAGGACTAGATGTACTAAATTTACTACCATGTGATTCAAAGTCAAACTTTTTTAAATAAGAAGTGTAGGCTGATTTTAAATTCTTATCAACCTTATATTTACCTACACCTCTTTTTGAAAGTTTAGCCATTAATTTGTTCCTCCTTCTTGAGTTTTAGTTTGTGACTCTAAAGCTTGGTTACCACTATTAGTTCTATCAATAGGAACTTTAAGAGTTAAACTTAATTCTTCTACAACCATTTTAATAGCTGGGTCTATAAGATGTGAAGACATAGGATAAACACTATCCCAATCATAACATACATTACCTTCACAATCATCATAATTAGTTATTTCATTTGGTTGTTCAAATATACCACTTACTGAAATATTTTCAGTATATGGAGCATCAATTAAATATATGTAACTATTAAACAAAGTAACAAATGGTCTTTTAAATCTAGTGTACGTAACATAAGGTACTCTAGAATAAGGAATAAACTCATAGCCAAAACCACCAAAAGCTGTAGGATTTATACTTGTAATTAAATCTTTATTTTTTCCTTCAATAGGTTTAGGCAATTGTTGTACAGTTTTATAAACTTTACAATCCATTTGAAAGTTAGGATCAAAGCCTGTATCTACAGATTCAAGATTTAAACATTTAATAGTCTGAACATTATTGTTAGATAAAGACTGACCTTTATTAATTTGTTGTCTTAATAAAGTAGCACGTGCTCCATCAATAAGAAAAGCTACTTGTCTGTCTGATATTTTATCATCATCAGAAATTAATCCTGCTCTTATTATTGACTTTACCGTGAATATTATTTCCCTTTGGGTTGCCATGATTTACTTTTTTAGTATTACTTTTTTTCTTTAGTTGAGGTAACTCAGGTAGAGTTGTATCTATTTCTAAGTCATCATATTCTGGTATATCCTCAACCCAATGCGTAGATTTAGATTTTACCTTTTTCATATTAGTCAAATATATTAACTTGAAAATAACCTTCTAATCCTTTTTCTTTATTCCAAAGATATGCTTGAGCAGCTTTCATGTGGGAGTAACCCATCATTTTATGCCAATCATCAGTGATACAAATACTAGGAAGGAATCTAGTTTTTATACCACAAAACTCATTCAGCATTTCCTTATGAAAATGACCTAAATGAGCCTCTCTGTATTTAGTACGAGCAAACATCTCTGGTTGTTCAGTAGCCATAATTAATGGAAGATTAGCAGTTTTCTCTTTATCTCCATGTGTAAACATAAGCATATTTACACCATATTCAAAATATTTTCTGTACTCACCTGAGTTATTTACAGACACATTCTTATTGCCTTTGAAATATGCAGCTAATACTTCACCTGCATAAAACATTCTCTCCATATCATGATTACCTGGAACCACAATAACATCTACTTTATAAGTACTAGAAAGAACTTGAACTAAGGCAGTCATTGTAGTCCAATAATGTCTAAATGAACTTTGCCAATCTACAGTATCTTCTTGAGGAGTACCACCTGTAGTAGTCTTTCTTTTACCTTCAGAATTCATACCATCATTCCCAACAGGAAGTAGTATTCTTTCTACACCAAATCTTTCAGCTTTTTCTAAAAGATTATACACACATTCTAAGAATCTATTAGATAGTTCTTCTATATCACCTTTACCAAAATGCAAATCAGGTAAGCTTATTTCTAGACAAACATCACCTGACTCAATTGGTTTTCTATTTATTGTTTGTAAACTTCCTAACAAGGATAATTCATCTAAAAACTTCTTTTTAAATTCTCCCCATTGTTCTTCAAAGTTTACATCAAATTGTAATGATTCTCTCCACGAGCCATCATACACTTGCCACATTTTACCTCTTACTAAACTACCTTTGTAGCCTTCAGGAGTATTTACTTCTTGCTGAGCTTTATACTCATTTAATATTTTCTTTTGTAAGAATCTTTGTCTTACTCCAACTGCTACAGTATATTTTACATTAAATGTATCAATTATATCTTGACTTGTAGCAGTAGGATTTTTTTCTAAGTAAGCTCTTATCTTACTATTTATGTCTTCAGACATGCGTTAAGGTTTTATATAACCTCTTCGTCTGGATTATCTACTCTGTTTGTATCTATATAATTAGGAGTATAGATGTTATTAAAATCATTTACTCCAAAACTACCTTTAAACAACTCTACTATATTCTCTGCTGTTAAGAAACCTAAGCCTAATAATACGATTATAGCATAGATTATAACATACTCTTTTTGTATAGAGTTTCCTGTAAATAAATGTACAAAGAAACCTATGTTAAAAAGAGTAAAGGCTACAAATACAGTAAGCTTTCTTGCTGATACTTTTCCCTTTCTTTTAAAGGATTGTAGTAAGCCTACTAAGAAATTATTCATGGTGTAAAATATAACTTAGATTCAATTTGGCGTCTTTTAATTAAACCATTAATAACTTTTCCTCCACCTCTAACCCACTTCATAAATTGAGTAGTTATTTCAGGATTATTAGGGTCTTTGTTTATTAGACGTAGTAATGTAGATTTTCTAAAGTTTGTTACTCCTACATTATAAGCAAAGCTTACTAATGCATCAAATTGATTTTGAGTTATTTTAGGAATAACTAAACTTTCCACTCCCTTTTCATAAATATGGGCCATGTTACTTAAAAGTTGCTCTGCCCATTCTTCTGAAATAGATGGATCACTCATAGTAACTCTAGTTCCATTTGTATAGTATGTAGCTCCATACCCAATAGTAGGAACACCCGCAGGACATAAATAAGGCTTTGCAGAAAAGCCTTCAAACTTTTTAATCAAGTCTAAACCTGTTTGACTGATTTTCATTTCTTTACAATTATATTTTTAGTAAATTTCTTTTTATACCAAGTAGTCATCTTAGTTCTAAGTGGGCTACCAATCATTGTATCTAATCCTACAATAATTGCTAGTATATAAGAAGATGCTTGTAAAAATAAAACTACATCACTCATTGCAGGTAAGAAACTTAGTATCTTACCTAATATCACTAAACAAATTGTTAAACTTGTTCCTTCTATATTTGTCATATCTAAATTCGGGTGGCTCATCATTTTAAATTATTTTAAGACGTAATTATATTACTCACAACTCTGACAAATCCTGAAGTAGGTATAGTACCTCCTGTAGTAGTGGTATCCCATAAATTAGTAGCAGCTAATAAAGTAGCTACTGAATTAATACCACCTCCTAATCTACAGTTATTAAAATCCCAAGTAGGTTGGAATCCTCCTGTACTATTATTAAAAAATTTCATTCCTGAAGGTTTATAAGGAATATTAGCAATGTAAATATCAGGATAATTACCACCAGTAGATGGTAATCCTTCTTCTACACCAACTAAAGTTTGGCCATTTTGTATATAAATATTATCTACAATATAACGACCTGCAGCTCTAGGTCTTAACCATATAGCTCCTTTAGTGCATGGTGTTTCCACATGACAATCTTGAACTCTAAAGTTAGGAGTAACTGTAGCTCCAATACTATCCCATAAAATTCCATATTGAGGTGTTCCAGGGTTACCTCCTACTTGACCTTCAATAATACAATTTTTAACTACACAAGTATCTGCATCTATAATAGCAATACCTGCAATCTGATCTTCTGTATCATAAATACGTACATGACTTACTACTGTACTGTTACTTTGACCATGAGAAGTATCAGCACCTGGCCATGAGCCATTCTTTACTAATACTGAATAGCTATAACAACTATTTGCAAATATATTAGTAACTTGAGCATTCATACAAAACTCAAGTTTAATTCCTACGTCAAACTTTTTTATAAAGATATTCTCAATGATACTACCATAAGTAGCACCTAAATTTAAGAATGCTTTACCTGAACCTGATGCAGTACTTGCATTAGTAACAGCATTAAAGTTTTTAATAGTAAAGCCATTATTAATGTATAAACTATCTGCTTCAGTTTGAGTAGATGGGCCTCTAAAGAAAAAGTCAAAGTTTAAATCATTTGCATTCTTTATAACAGCTCCATTACCATCAATTATAAACATACCTCTACCTGTAATTCCTGAAATAGTCGTGTTATTTATAGGAAGTTCACAAGTTCTAGTAAGCCAATAGTTTTTAGGTTCAAAGATTAAAGATTGAAAGTTTAAAACTTGCATCATTTTTAAAGCATACCTAATAGCTGTAGTATCATAATTATCTGAAGTACTTGCAAAACCTGCTCCATATCTATCATCTAATGTAGTTTGAGATACGCCCAAAGCTGCAAAAGTATTAGGAACACTTGTAGTATTCTGAGTACCAAACCAACCTACATTAATAGGTCCATCATAAACTCTCTCCCAATACCCTGTAGTAGTAGCAGAAGGTTTAATTCTAAATCCAGCTATATCTGTAATAGATGTATTATTAGCTGTAACCCATTTAAACACTCCACCACCTGAAGAACAATTTGCATCAAACTGTCCTACAATATGAGTAGTGTAACTAGTTGAACCTTTTAAGGTCCAGAAATTATTATAAAATGCCATAGTTAAGAGATTATTATATCTTGAGTTATTGAACTTGCATCTGTACAGCATCCACATGCATCACAAATAGCATAAGTTTCTTGAATAATATATTCTATTTCAGCAGTTGATACACAAGGAGTATCTAGTAAGTTATACACTACATCATAGTATCTATTAAGAATACCTATTAATGCTTGCATGTATCTTACCTTTTTATAGTTACTACCTCTATCAGGTTTAAGAAACATTTCTTCTTTTAAACCTTTATAAGCTAAGTCTGCTACGCAGCATTGTGCTCGTAGTATAATATTTAAAAACTCTTCTTGTGTTCTAGCCATTATATTAAACTATATTTAGTATTATCTGCATTTATTCCATCATTTACAGAAGTCATATTTATAGGAGTAATAGAACCAAATATTCTTAATAAACCACTTGTACCAACATTACCTAGTATAGTTTCTCCTGTTGTAAGATTAAAAAATAATACATTTTGACTTCTTATAGGTCTATAAGCTACAGGTAAGGTAGTTATTGTAGTATTTGTAATTATAGGAGTAGTAAGTTGTTCAAAGAAATTTCCTTGAAAAATTACATCTGTTCCTACTTGTTTATAAGAAATATTTAAACTTGCTCCCCATCCTGTATTTAATAACCCAAATCCTGATAAGGATTGCCAATTAGTTGTAAATGTACTTCCTACTGCAGAAATCCAAGCACCTCCTGATGAATAATACCAAAAAATACCTGTAGCTTTATTTAAATAAATATCTCCTGTTGCTGCACTTCCTAAAGGATTTACAGTACCTGATAAGAATGTACCTGAAGGAGTAGGAATGCTAGGAGCAGCCCCACCACTTCCACCTACAGAAATATAGTTAGATACATATGTAGTAGTTCCTGCAGGAGCAGTAAAGTTAGAAGCAGTTAAAGTACTAGGAGTAATTTGAACTGAGCTAACTAATAATCTCATATAAGCTACTCCACCTACAACTAATGTAGGGTCATAACTAAAGTTAGTTTGAGTAGAGTCCCAATAACCACCATAAGTATAAGAAGATACTCCTGCAACTCCAGGTACTCCTTGAATACCTTGAGCCCCTGCAGGGCCTGTAGCTCCTATAGCACCTGTAGCTCCTGTACTTCCTGTAGCTCCAGTAGGACCAGTTGCACCAGTAGCTCCAGGAGGGCCTTGAGTACCAGCTAAAGACATGCTCCAAGCTGTATATGTACCTGAACCTGTAGTACTAGTAATATTTACTACTGCTATACCTGATATAGAGTTATAACTTGTAACAGTTCCTGACATATAGTTAGAACCATCAAAAGATATTAAAATAGGTTGTGCTGGAACATATGCTAATCCTGTACCTATAGTAAGAGTTTTAGACCCTACACTTATAGTTAAAGAAGTGCTAGAAGTAGTACTAAACTTATCTCCTGCTACTCCACTAGCACCTGCAGGACCTTGAGATCCTGTTCCTCCAGTTGGACCTTGTGGCCCAGTAGCACCTATTGGACCTTGTGGTCCTTGAGGACCTACAGTACCACCTGTGCTACTTAATATTAAAGGACTATCGTTACAACACATATTATTGATGTATTACTTTGCTAATTATTTTAATTGTATTGTTTTGTTTCATTAATACTATTTCATCATAGATAAAGTTAGTACCTGTGTAATATGCTTTAATAGTATAACTTGTAGCTGAACTATCTTTCATAATAGTATTAGTTGTTGCAGAACCTACTGCTACTAAGTTAAACTGAACATCACATCCTGGTGTAGTTACAAATTTAAATGGAATACCTTCTGCTAAATTAGTAATAGTATCTACTTGAAATGGTATTTTTACATTTATTTGTCTAAATGTACCACTAACAGCACCTGTATTAACTCCTATAATTGTAAAAGTAGTAGAAGTGGGTGTAGTTTGAACTACATAACTTGCTGTAGGAATTGTAGCAAGGTCACTAGAATTAGTTACATTAATACTAGTTACAGCAGCTGTAAACCCATGTGGTCTAACAGTAGTTACAGTAATTGTAGTACCAACTCTAGTCCAAGTCATACCAGTTATTGTACCAGCTGCATTAGATAAACCTGTAGAATCATGTGTACCAAATACTACAGTACAACCCATCTTTTCAAAATATCTAGGAAGAGTTAATGCTTTAGTAGTATTATTATATAAAATATTACTTGGCCCTACTGTATAATCTGCATACACATAAATATTTCTAGAAGTAGCAGTAGGAGTAGCAGGAGGTGTAGGATTTACTTGTAAAGCTACTCTAGTAATTAATTCAGAATAATCAGAACTTATTACATTACTTGCATATCTTGGTGTAGCATAAGAGCCTCCTTGATATAACTTTGCTACACTATAAAAAGGATAAGGAAAACCTACAGAAGCAAAACCTGAATCTGTAAATGAACCTACTATACCTGCTCCAGGTGCAGCATTTCCAGCTCCAGGAGCATAAGGTAAAGGAGTTCCTCCTGAATAAATAACTTGATCTGTTACAGCATTACTAGAATGTAAAAAGTAAGCTCCATAACTATTTGAATTAGCTGTAGTACAAACAAATGTATAATCATTTGTTATAGAATCTACAGTAGCTAAACAACTACCATTTGTAAAAGTTTCATTTACATTATTTGTAAATGAAGTATAATCTCCTAAAACTAATCCAGCAACAGATGGTATACTAGTAGGCAATACATAATTTAAAGTTATAGCAGCATCTGATAAATTTATTCGTATATTAGTACCTTGAGATAAATTTAATAAGTGCGGTGCTTGAGTAGTTACAGTTAAAGTATATGTAGTAGTTTGATATGTAGTACTTAAATAAGGAGCAACCCAAGCAACTGTAGGAATTTGAACAGGTGTTGCAGCGTTTTGTGTAGCTGAAACAATTCTAAAATGATTATCATATTCAAAAAATAATGTAGGATTATAACTATCTCCTTGTTGAGAAAATCCTCCTGTACCTGTTAAAGCTAAATCTCTAATTACAAGACCTTGAATATTAGGTTGATAAGAAGCTCCTTCAACACTAAATATTTCTCTAGGATTAGAATTTCTAAAAGTAAAGTTTTGTAATCCTCCTGCTCTACCTTCTGTCACAAGACCTAAAACTGATACTTTAGCAGGAGTATCATTTGTAGCACCAACTCTTACATTATTCCAACCTGGAATTCTTCCAGCATTAGGAGTACCTTTTAAAATACAATATTGAGTAGTAGTACCTGATGCAAAAAAACAAGAAGTTATTTGATTACCTGTTTCAATAGTATTATTACTAAATACAGCACCTATTCCACTAATAATTTCAAATCCAGTACCAGTTATAAATACAGGATTTGCATTATATCCAAAATCAACAGTATCTCCACTAGTTGCAGTTTTAAATGTACCATTTAATTTATTATTAAAAAATAAACCTCTAAATCCTAAATTAGGAGAAGTAGCTGTATTACTACCATTACTATAAATATAACTTCCTTTTATATCATTATCTTTAAAAACACCTGAAAGATTATTATTTATAAATCTAGAATCTCTTATTTCATTATTATTAAAAGCAACTACTTCTGCACCTGGTATAGAAATATAATCAGCAAAAATAGTACTATTTGGAATATTAGTATGTTGAGGATAATTTTCAAAATATATACTAGTTAAAGTATTTTTTTGAAAAGTTCCTCCTCTAGTTCCTTTGTTTAAACCTCTAATAACACTATACTTTATAATGTTATTACTCATATCAGTAAATGAAGTTTTAACAGAAGGGTGGTAAAATACTAAATTTAAATCTCCTGTATAACTTAAAGTTAAAGTAGTAGCAATATTAAAACTATTACTAGTAGGTGCAGTAGTTACTATGTGATATTTATTATTAGTTTCTGCAGTACCTGAAGCACTAAAAAAAACAATTTCTCCAATACTACCAGCTAAATAAGTTGTAGTAACTGTTCCATTTAATGTTATAAGAGAACCAGTTGGATTAATTGTACTAGTAGCACCAGTTGTAGCAATTGACCATCTTTTACTTCCTAAATTATTTAAAATTGCCTCTTTAGTAAAAGTAGTAGTGTTTACATCAGGAGGTGTAATATTAGAAGTTGAATAATATAAATCACCTAATACAGTATTATCTGTAATAGTGTTATTATAAAAATTACCAAAGTTTACATTATTTAAAACAGAGTCATGAATAGTATTAGCTACAAAACTCATAGCTGTTAAACCTCTATCATCTATATTAGAAATAATAGCATTAGCTAATTTATTACTATTAAATATAGATTGTTGTAAATTATTATTTATAATTCTACTACCATATTGTAAAGAACCTGTTACATTACTCATACTAAGGTTAGTATCTACTTCATTGTATTTTAATTCTTTTATAGTAGAGTAATTAACTAAAGCTAAATTAAAAAGAGGAATACGTGTATTAACATTTTGTGTAGTATCATCATAAAAATGAATT